GTTTGGTGGTATCTTGTGATAAATCCACGAACACCATCTACTTAACGCCTTCCTACTTCTATGTGCTGGCGAGATTATAAAAGCCTGTCTCGCACCACGGTAAGGATTGAGACAGGCATTGATGTTGGCACTTCGCAGGGAGATTTTCAGTAATTGTTTAATTTACAGTTCGACGCGCTGTAAAAATAAAAACCTAAGAAAATCAGTCATATATGTAAATAAATAAAATAAGAAACGTGTTGTTTGGCACAAGAGGTTCGCTTATTTCCCTGCGAAGCGCGTTAGGTTGTAGTGCGGCATACAGTCCTGATTGACGGCAGTCTCTCAAAACAAGCCGCTGGTGGTCAAGGATAGAGTTGAACTATCGTTAGACGCTTATAAGGCGTCCGTTCTAACCATTGAACTACTCGACCAGAAAGAAGGCGGGTGGAGAGATCGTTGAGAGCGAAGGGATACTCTCTCCACCCATGCATAGGCAAGGAAGCATCGAGACTTTCACCTTGGTGCTTCCACAATGCCCGCGTGTCCGCAAACACGCGGTGACTTTCCGCTATAGTGGGAAACGGTTTTTAATCACTGTTGCATATATTATAAGTAGCAACCACTCGCCGTTTGTTTCAGGGCGGCGCCCCGTGAACCGACAAAGGATTTCTCGTCTATTAAGACTACTGGCATTCGCCAACCCAGACGGTTCATTTCGCGAAAAGGGTTAAACAGGTATTTCCCCTGCCTTCCCCACATGCGGCGGTTGCCCGCCTAGACTGCTTTCAATGTCGTCAAGCATCTTAAGAATCCGCTTGCCTTCCTATTGCCCGGATGTATTCACACCTGTTAGCAGACAATATCCGTATGCAAGAACCGTCCCTCTTTCGTGTCGGGAATACGCCTGTCATCCTGTATACAGTCCGGCAGGTCCTTGGTGGGTGTCATTTAATCTCGCACCTAGAGAGATTGTAAACCATTTTCGTGAAGTCAAGGAAATGGTGGCAAGGGGTGATGGAATCGAACCATCGTAAGCGAAGTCAAAGTCCGCTGCACTTTCCACTGTGCTAACCCCTTCTATGGTGGGAGTCAGTTTACCTCTGCTCCCAGTGAGACACAAGATTTAAGGAGGGTCTTATGATGAATCGTAACGATCCGCTATGCTCCGTATGCCGAGACGAAGCAATGGTGGGAGTCATTTTGCCTCTGCTCCCAGTGAGGGGTCTGCGTTGGTCGTGACCATCATTTTTAGTAGGGGCAATGATGGTTCAGAAAGGAGTAAGAGGGAAAGGATGAAAATTTGAGACAGATAAAAAAGAAACTTTCCCTCTTCACAATTATTATACGATAGGTGCTTAACGCGCGGCAAGCAACACGGCAATGGCGGCGATGGCGATGCCGTCACGTTGACGCTTCGCCACTCTTACCTTGTGTTTGTAGGTTTCTATTTCTTTCTTCAATACTTCTGAATCTTTCTTGCATGTCTCTATCTCTTGCTTCGCTTGATTCAATGAGCTTTGCGCTTTCGTCAATGAGAGCTTGGTCTCGTTGAGTTTTGTTTCTAAGGTCTGACAGTTCGCTTGCAATGTCAGAAGCAGCTGCTCCTGCTCCGTCGAGTTCGCCTTGAGCATTGTTAAGTTGGCTTTGAGCGTCTGACATTCCATCATCTGCTCGTTCCAATCCTTCTTGAAGTCGTTCCATTCCTGGCTCGTCATTGTGATGTATTCCGTAGTCTCCTCTGCATAAGATGTAGATGGTACACAAAAGCACAACGCCAATGCAAATAAAGACAGGGTAATAGCACCGCAAGCACGTTTTAATTTTTCCCACATTTATACCTCCAATAATAAAAATGAGGGGCGATACGGATACCGCCCCTCTAAAATTATTCCCTATACAGGTAAATATAGACTACTGAACATAATCGAATACAGGTTTCAGCTTCTTCTTATCCTCTTTGGAAAGTCCCGATTGCGAACGCTCCACTCTGGTGGACTTCTTGTCATCCTTGAGAGCTTTAATCTCTTTGTCGGAGTAGCCCATCTCTTTGAGCTTCTGACGGTTACTGCTCGACGGATCTTTGAGGTATTCAGACTTTGCTTTCGCTCTGTCGTTCTTTTTCTGCTCCTTGTAGTTATAGACGATGCTCTGTGCATCGGTAGCATTGGCTTCTTTGATTGTTCTGAAACCAAGTCCACGGACGATTCTGTCGCGGGTATCGTAGTCAACCGTCTTTCTGCCCTTGCTATCGGTGTTATATCCGGCTACTGCGCCATAAATATTGCCTGCCGCAGGGGAAATAGCCTTCATTGCACCGTTGGTATCTCCGTTGAGTACCGCCTTCGCGAGCTGAACGGTGGTAGAGCCGAGCGGACCGCCCGTCACGATGTTAGACGTTTCCGGCACCACGCCCTTCAGTCCGACACGTTGGGAAATATCAACACCAACGATTGCACCTGCACCATAGTTTGCTACGTTTACAAGAGCCTTTCTGTCAGCGTTGTTCCCTGCCCATTCCATCATGGCGCGTTTCGCCTCTTTCTCTGGATCACCGAACCCGAGAAGTTTCAGCAGGGAAAGAAGTGCATCCTCAAATGGGAAGGCGTTCCAGATGCCAGATACCAAAAGGTACGGGATGAAGAACTCGAGTTTCTGCTTCGTGGTGGTATTCCCCAGTACCGGCAGGAAGTCGGAAATAACTTCCATCTCTTTTATCCCGTACTTCTGGAATTGGAGAGCCATGTCTCCGATGACAGTGCCTTGAAGTGCGCGGAAGATGCGGGGTGCATCTGCTACGGAGTAGTCGAAGTTTACCTTTCGGTTTATGTCTCTGGCGTACTGGATAGCCTCGCCCTTAGAAAGTCCGTCTCCTATTGCCTTGTAGTAGGCGGCAAGAATAGTGGCTTTTCGGATGGTCTTTTCGGCGAGGGTGAACGGTTTCATAAGGAAGTTGTTCACGGAGTTTATGACATTCCCTACTTTAGAGAGTGCCGTTCCTTCTGCGGTTATATGCCCGATGCTGTCGAGAGCAAGCCCAGATTCTTCGGATACGCCGGACGCGACAAGTATTTTCTTGTCTGCTGCGTTCGGATGGAGCGCACGTTTCAACCCTACCGCGGTTTTCCTTGCGCCAACATATCCCACGCAGTTGAAGAGCTGCAAGGTGTTGACGAACCCCGATGACAAGGATGCTCCGAGCTTCAGTACGCCTGTCAGTCCGGTGAGGTTGCCCGCCATACGTCTTGCCGGTCTTGCTTCGTTCTTGAACCATGGGAACAGGCGGAGGAAGTCGTTGGCAAGGGTTTCAAGTCTGCTTGGCTTTCCGAGAACAGAATCGATATATCCCTTGCAGAAGGCGGCTTCACCCGTCCAGTCCTTGTTGTAATCGCCGAAGGCACGCTCGAAGAAGCTGATAGCCTTCTGCTTGAATGGGTCAAGGGCAACATAGCGCGAGGAAGAATCAATGTGATGCTGAATAGCCCATATTGCGTTCTTCTCAAACCCTTCTGCGCCTTTACGGTGCCTCTTCGCTCCGTAGTAAACGTGCCGCCCTTTCATGGTCGCATGGGTCATTTCCCGAGCTTCATCAAGAGTGAGGGATGCACCTTTGCTAAGGTTTTCCATGAGCTTGAAGTAGTCCATATCACCTAAGAGGAGCGGGTTCTCTACCTCGCCCTCGGAGGAAAATTCTTTAGGAGCAATGATAAATTCCCCGCCCTCTTCTTTCTGCATGGCATCTGCTTTCACTACCGCTTTTTCGATAGTGTCCGCGCTACCGACAACCTTGCTCTTAACGTTTCCGTCTGCATCGGTGTACTTCTTCATAATGAGTACGCCGTGGAAGATGTGCGGCATGTAGCCTTCCATGTTGGTAAGCGGTTTGTTGTAGGCGAGGTAAGAAACCTTGAAAGAGCCATCATCCATTTGCTCCCGTGCCTTGATATATACGTCCTTGTCTTTTGACAGTGCTGAAAGCTCTTCACTGGTCACGACGCTATGGATTTCTTTATATCCGCGCGTTTTGATGGATACTTGGAACACGGTCTCTCCGTCTTTCGTCGTTTCTCTAATGTCGTGCATCACGAACGTGTGCGGACGTTTAGCAAGCTCTTTCTGTGCTTTTTCCGCCCCTTTGCGCGTCTTGTACGTGAAGTTCTCTACTCGTTCACTGGTATAGACCGCATTGACCGCGTTGTAGATCTTGCCGAGAAGGTTACGCGTCTTTTGATGTGCCTTGATTACATTTTCAGATACGCCTGCGTCACGGAGTTCTTCGTCAGAGAATACATGTTGTTTCATGTCCTCTTCCCAGAGAATATCCGTATAGCGGGCTTTCTCTTCTTTGTTAAGGTTCTTGATAGCACCGGCGAAGTTATGCGTCCATCTGCCACGGAGTTCCTGCAATTCGCGTTGTGCCGTATCCGCCAGTCCCCAAATGTAATTTGTTTTCGGAGACTTGATGCGAGACGGAGAACGAACGGTGTTATTGAGTGCGGTATTGGCGACGCCCCATCCCTTTTTCTTCGCCGTCTTGTTCACGCTGATGTTCGGATTGGCTTTCGCCTTTGCTAAATCAGGGCGGAAGGTTCGGTCGATATAGGCACCCGCTTTTTCTCCGAAGTTCTTGTGAGATTTAAGGTACTTCTCTGCTTCGTTAAGCGGGTTCATCTTGTACTTGACATTCCTTGCGGCGGTGTTGTTTTCGTTGCCGCGTTCCCACATCTCGCCGCTTTCGAGCTTCTGGAAAACATGCTGGTCGTTCTCATGGAATAAGGAGAGGAGCTTGTGCGCCATGTCGGAAATTTTCTGCATGATTTTCCCTGCGATCGTCCCCTGCTTCATCTTACGGCGGATCTTCCACTCTCTCATGCCCTCTGCCGCTCCTTCTTCGCTTCCGTAGGTTCTAAGAAGTGCGTTTCGCTCTCTGTCGGTCAGCAAGTTCCACGCAAGGTGCATGGCTTCGTGGGATATGGTTTCGTCAGGGCTGTCCATGGTAAGGGTGATAAGTGCATCTTTATCCACCATCTCAATCTTGCCGGACGCCTTTTCATTGCCTTTCAGGGTGCCGCCGTAGTCCTTCTGTGCTTTCGCACGGTCTACGGAGATGGTGTCATCTGTGAAGTTGACTTCTACGTGACTGCCGTTCGGAAGATCAAAGGATACGCCATTATCATGAGCTTCAATGTTCTGCGCATTGGGGAACACGGAGAGGGTCTGCTTTGTTAGCTCTTCAGGGGAAATGCGCTTGCCGCCTTGGGAAAGGGAATACTTCGTTTCCTCCTGGCTCTCGATTGCCTCATAAAGATCGTTCAGGTCCTTCTGGCTTGCGGTTACCTCAATGGTGTTTTCATTGGAATATACTGCCCAGTTGGTTTTGTCAATGAACTTCTTCTTGAATTTGTCCCAACTGCCCGGCTTGTCGAAGGATACTGTCCCAGTGTCGGTATGGTTTTCTCTCATGCTCAGTACGAGCCCGTCTCGAATGTTGTTTTCTATCTCGTAGATGTCCGGGTCGTCCGCATCTAAATCATAAGAGCCAAAGGATGTGCTTTCGTATAGTGTGATTGGAGTAGGCTCGATGCTGTCTAACTCTCTCTGCCGTCTGGCTTTCTCTTCAATCTTTTTCCGAAGCTCCTCCTGTTCCTCTCGGAGGGATTTAATCTTTTCGTCGTCTTTGAACGTATCACCCTGCGATTCTTTAGCTTCAGCGAGTTCGGACTCGTTCTTCTTGAGTTCCGTCTCATAGCCTTTCAGCTTCGCCGCCGGTTGTGTTTGCATGGCATTCCAAACTCCGATTGCGGTCGGAGTAGCCGCCCCGTAAGAATCTTTTCCCTTTGCGTAAACGGTGAGAGCTTCCGATGCAAATCCAGCCTTAAAAGACGGATTATTGCCGCTGACGTAAATATCAAGCCCTCTAGCACTGGCTATTTTGACGTCCTTGAACTTGGCGTTATCCACTCCATACTTATGGGCTATCTTTGCAAACTCTTTGGCGACATGCTCTTTCTCTTTGCTGAACGCCTTGTTAGCTTCGATTTTGTTCTCGTAAACCGCCTGACCAATTTTCATACTAAACTTTGCCGAGCTTGTCTTTTCCAGCGTTGCCATGTCATCTTTGACGGGTTCAATGGCGGTCTTGAACTTGTCTATCAGTTCCGGCGCTGTGACGAGTACGCGCTTAGAGAGTTCCTGCGACTTCTCAAAGGTGGTTTTTGCCGATTCAAGCTCCGTAAGCTGCGACATGACTTGGCGGTATCTCTTCGTGTCAGGGTCGGCGTTGGCGAGTTCTATGAGGGCTTCAAAGTTATCTCCATCCACGTCGCTGGTGTCGGCGTTTCTTGTACTCTTGTCACCTATCATGAGCTGATTGATAACATTCTTCTTGGTGTTTACTGTGTCCCAAAGGTTTTCGTCATACGTCCCCTTGGTTACATAGTTATAGATGCGGACTTCTTTGTTTTCGTTCCCTTGGCGAAGTATGCGCCCTTCTCGCTGCTCTATATCTCTAGGACGCCACGGGCAATCAAGGTGATGAAGTGCCACAAGTTTTTGCTGCATGTTCGTGCCTGCGCCCATCTTCTGTGTAGATCCAATGAGAACACGAACCCTGCCTTCGTTCACCGCTTCAAACAGTGCAGCTTGCGCCTTATCTGTTTTGGCGTCTTGAACAAATGCTATGTCACTTTCAGGGATACCAAGCTCTATAAGGCGGGACTTCAATGCATCGTATACGTTCGGATCGTTGCTGCTTCTATCAGGAATAGACTGGTCGCAGAAAACAAGCTGCGCTCCATGACGATCAGAAGAATTTTCCCATTCTTCGTAGATTTTATCAGCGCATGCCCAAACCTTGCCGTAACCCTCGACGCCAGTGAGGGAATCGTCAACAGTAAACGGAGCAAGAGATGCCTTTTTGAGGTCATTAGCGACAAGGAGCGGAGAATCTGCGACCTGTAGGTATTCCCCAGTCTTGGCGAAATGGGCTTTTGATTCCTTGCTCTTGCTGTTAATCATCGGGGGATCTTTCCTGCCGCTGCTCTTTATTGCAGCAACTCTGGCACGGATGTCTTTCTTAAACCGCTTATTCCACGCAGATTCTTCTATCGCTACTGCAACACGTTTCGCCTTTGGTCTTGCAGCCGCTATATACGGCAGATCCTCCACCATTTTTACATCAGCGAACTCTTTGAAAAGGTTGATGCATTCAGGGGCGTTTCTAAGCCCACGAACCGCCGTCTTGTATTCATATCCCGATCCATCTTGGGCTGGCACTTCGGTCTGCCCTATATCGATAAACATTTTGGCGAATTGGTCGAATGAATCCACGCCGAGACGCTTGAGAGAATCATCATTGAGGTATCGGCACATCGTATAAAGCTCTACAACGGAGTTAGAGATTGGCGTGCCGGTGGCAAATACGACGCCGTGCGCGTTGGGCGAGTGCAGCAGATACCGCGTTTTCATCAGCATATCAAAGGAACGGTCAGCCGCAGATTCAGAAATCCCTTTGACTTGCCCGTACTTTGTCATGACTTCCAGATTCTTGAAGGTGTCAGCCTCATCGACAAAAAGCTGATCTATCCCCAGATCCTCTAAAGAAGGCGACTCAAAGTCTTTCGCCTGCTTTTTTGCAATGAGGGCGTTAAGTTTCCCTTCTAACTTGGCAATCTTTTCCTGAATGTTTTTGAGTGATTTGCTCTTCTTCCCGGCTTGGCGTTCCTCTGCCTGTTCTTCTGCAAGGGCTCTCTTGTATTTTTCAAGCTCTTCAGTTCGGAATTGCATCATGTATTCATCGGACATGGGAAGTCTTTGGAATGTTTCGTGAGACATGATTATGGCGTCCCAGTCGTGCGTGAGGATCTGGTTGAGCGCGGCGTTTCTCTTGGAAAGCCTAACTTCTCTTTTCTTTGCTTCCTCGTCAGAAACATTTACTTTCTCGAAGATAGGCACACCGTCGGCGTCTTTAACCGCGACAAGTTTCTTCTTCCCGTTTCGATCTTCTCGAAGCTCCATTTTGGGCTTCACGTCATAGTGTATAGACGTGATGTTATCAGGGAGCGTGGAGCTATCAAGAACAAGAATCTTTGCACTTGGGCATACTTGATAGAACTCACGTTCAAACTGTCTGACTACGTTTTTCGGTACGCAGTAGACAATTTTGTTGGCAAGTCCCATTCTGCGAAGCTCCAACCCTGCTGCTTGCATTGTCAACGTTTTGCCAGAGCCTACACAGTGTGCATAAAGAACCGACTTCTCATTGATAGTTCTCCATACTGCGTCAGCCTGATGCACTCGCGGCGTCATGTCGGCAGCGGTATTAAGCCATGGGAATGTGAGAAGCGATCCGTCATAGTGACGCGGCACGACGGCATTGAACTTGTTGTTGTACGACTGCCCTACGCGCTGCTTAACTTCCGGCGTTTTCAGAATCCATTCTTTAAGTTTTTCGTTGATGTCCTTTACTATGGTCTGGGCTTTAACTTCTGCCGCCGCTCTAGCTTTTCTGACCGTTTCGGAATCATCATCCTTGACCTTGAAGTTAGAACTTTCAATCTTGCCCGTGTTCAATATCTTACTAATAACAGTATTGATACCTACGTTGTCTCTGTCATCATAGGATACTCTTGCTATTTCGTATTTCTCGTGCGCTTGGGCTGAAATGCGTCCATATCTAGGCGTGGTTGTTACTTCCCAGTACGTGGTAACGGGATTGTAGCGAACAACAACGGCGTTTGGCTCGCCCAAGAGGTCATCGATGAATGCTTGCGTATCTTCCACGGAAAGGATCGGAGAACCGAGCGGGATTTCAATGTCCTCTACCTCTATGTCGGCAGGGATGACGGCTTTCAGTGCTTCTACGTTTCTCGCATATTCTGGCTCAGAACGTGCGGCATCTTCTGCAAATGCGAGCTTTTGACGCACATTGCCAGAAAGATATTCGTCACGTGGGACGTACTGCTCGCTTACAGGGTCTTTGAAGAGACGGTCTCCCAGTTCTTTTATGATAGCATCCTCGCTCTTACCAAGTACGCTCGCCATGTATTTTATGTCAGCGAAGCCAAACTTGCGGAGAGAGGACGCAAGTGCATCACTCGTCGTGGATATGTTTAAGTCGTCAGTCGCAGGGTACGCCGTTCTTTCTGTCAGAATGGGGGCTTTCTCTGCGGTGCTTTCCTTGCCCTTCGTCCCAGCCTTGTATTTTTGTTCAAGGGCGAGAAGTCTGCCGGCAATAGGAGAACCTGAAATCTGACGCACATTGGTCTTGTCGTTGATATATCCGTATTTTCTTACGAACGAATCATATTGCTTGTTAAGCTTCTCGCGTGCTTTAGAAAGAGCTGCTTCAGAAATGTCTGGATCAACCTGTTTCGCAAGTACATCGTTCAGCGAATCGCTCAGCTCTTTGAGTGTGCCGACCTTAGCTTGCGCGCTCTTCGCAAACGGTTTCAGCTTCCGTTCGCCGTTATCGTCTATAACGACTTGTCCCCACTGTCCATCTTTCCCCTTGATGATGTCGCCGACGTTTTGCCCATCCTCTGCGTCGGCAAGCTCTTTTACATGGGAAGGCGTGTTAATCTTAACGGGTTCACGCGGGACGTATACGTTTTCTGGCAGTCGTGCGATAGCTTCTCCGAGCTTCTTATCCGTTTCCGCATTGCTTGACGTATGGAACTCAACGTTTTTGCTGCCGTATCTATCGCGAACCAATACGGGGGCGCCAATTATGTTGTCGGGATTATCTTCGTAATATCCGTTTATGCGTGTATAGGTGTGCCGCCCCTCGTCATCATTCGCCTCTATGGTTGTTAAGCCATTTGTCCAACCATTCGTAGCGTCAACGGTATCCGGGTTCTCGCCTTCATTAAGTCTTCTGAAAACGACGATATCCGTTCCGACATTTGCCGATGGAGCAAAAAGCGTGTTAGGAAGTCTGACGATACCAACCAGCTTGGCTCTACTGGAAAGATGGCGGAGAAGTGCATTGTCGTATCCGGCTTTTCTGTCCATCGTTCCACTGGAAGTCATGAATACGATGAGCCCACCCGGTCTTACCTTGTCTAACGTTTGTGCGAAATAGTAGTCGTGAATAAGAAGCGACTTATGGACGCCACCGTCGGAATCTCTCATTGCAGGGACGGATGCTTTTACGCTGTTAGAGAATGGAACATTCGTGATAGCTAAATCATAGAAATCATTGCCGCGATCGAACTTGGTGTAATCTTGGTTGTCTATCTTGAACTTCTTGCTCTGATAAAGCTGCTTCGCGATTCTTGCAGGGATGGGGGAAAGCTCAACACCTTGGAGTGCGGTGCTTCTTTCTCTAAGAGATGCAGGCATCAAGCTGAAGAAACTGCCAACACCGCAAGATGGGTCAAGCACGCGACCGCCCTTGAAGCCGAGATGTTCTGCGAGTTCCCACATTCTGCCAATAACAAACGGCGGAGTGTAGAAAGCCGTTAATAGCTCTCGCTCCGCCGCATTATATTCCTCTTCGGTGAGAAGTTCTTTAAGCTGTGCCATTCTCTTGGCGTCGCTCTTCATTTCACTGCCCAGTCCGCCCCAGCCAGAATATCCTGCAAGAATTTCCTGCTCTGCCGGGGTTGCCATTCTGTTTTCGCTTTCAATCTTTTTAAGAAGTTTGATTGCTGCGATATTGTTATCCACCCTCTGCGTCTTAGAAGCACCTTTGGCGTCGGGTGGAACTGGTTTGGCAATGTAGTCATTGCCGGGAACGTCCCTTGCATCTTTGACTTTCCCTTTGGCAATATCCGTCTCAACCTTGTCCGCTTTAGGGGAAATTACAGGTTTCTTAGTTCCTCCTGCCGAAGTTCCCTCGCCGTTTGCTCGTTCCATGCGAGTTCCATCTTCAGCCTGTCCTCGTCCCAGTTCTCTGCTTCCGCCTGTTCCCTTGTCCTTTGGTTCAGTACTTTCAGCGTCTGGTCCTCGTTCTCGTCCGCCATCTCTATCCGGCGTCTCGCTATTTCCTCTAGTGGTTCGTTGTTCTCCTTTTCCACCTGTGCTGCTCTTTCCGGATCCTCCCACTTCCACTGGTCTGCCAGATCCTGATTTTCGTCCTCGTACATCTTTGTCCTCCTTTGTAGACACAACATTGGAATTGCTTTCCTCTATTGTATCATTTTCTTGAGGGCTGTCCACGGATTTATCACCGCCGTCAAATATTTTGGAGACCGTATCCACATCTTCTGGCGACATGTTTTGAATTACATCTTTTCTGATGATACCGCCTTGATTAAATGCGTAGTCTATGAGGTCTGTTCCTGATTTATCGGCGGCGTTAGAAGGCTCGCTCTTTTTAGCTGGCTCGGCGTCCTTCCCTTTGTTGAAGTATGCCTGCACACCACGAAAAGCCGCGTCGATGTAATCGTTAAGGGTGGATACTGCCTTGTCCCCGTACTTGCTTCTAATGTCGTCTTTGACGGCATCCGCCGTTTTCAATCCGCTTTCATAACGTGCGCCGACTGCCTTTAATGCGACTACGAGCTTTTTGGCATCGAACTTTTTGCCCGTGTCGGGGAAGGACTTGGCTGCCTCCCATGCGGGTGCGAGCCACGGTTCTATATCCTTTTGCTTCACGCCCTTGGCTTTGAATGCCGCGATAGTCTTGCTCGCGAAATCGGCAAACTTGGTAATGCCGCGTTGCGTGTACGCGGCACAAATCTTAAACACGGGTACAAGAATAGTCGGGTCAAACCCTGCATTTAGGTTGCGAGTTTTGCTAATGAACTCGTCGATGTATCCTTGGATGGCTTCATCACTGTCATCGACTAGCCTATGCTTCCTGTGGATCTCATCTTTCGAGGGCTTTGCTCCCGTTGCTTCCTGCGCCGCTTTCTTTACCGTCTGTTCTGTATTCGCAACCGGCTTTAGCCCGAATGCCTTCTCCAAATCTTTGTCGGCATCTTCTACACTGCCGAATGCTGTTTCTTTAGGCGTGGAAGGCTCTTCCCCCTTCGACACTTCAACCGATTTACCAGTGGTAAGGTCTAAATCGGGCTTGTTATTGACATTTTTCGATGTTTCGTCTATATTATTGGTAGAAGCAGGCAAGTTAGATTTTTCGGTTGCGCTCTGTGGAATAGATCCGGCGTTTTTTCTATTACCACCATCTTGAACCGCTCCATTGCCGGTAGTGGAGGATGGGGATGCGCTCCTATCAAAAATCTTCTTGCCTGCTTCTTTTTGCATGCGTTTTGTGTTTTTGGGAATAGCTGTCACAACTGTATAATAACCGTTCCCATCCCCCTTTAATTCAAGGTCTAACGGCATTACATTAAATTTGCTTCCAACTGACGCGAGCTTAATTCTTCCGCCGCCCAAATCGTATATTATGGAAAAATTATTGATTATATCCAGAATATATTCTTCGGCATTATTATAGCCTAGTTTCTTGAGCTGGCTTTCACGCTTTTTAATGTGTATAATTCCAAATCCGGTTTCTTTCCCATTGGCAACTCGAGAAAAGCCAACCTGCAACCGAATCCCTTTTGCTAAAACCTTACCTCCGGTCGCATCTTCAATTTCTTTTCCAAAATGTCCAAATTCTTTACTTCCATCTGGCTTCACAATAAAATCTCTCGCATCTGATTCCGAAAGCAGTCTGCCTGATTCTGTGGTATACCCATCTGCAAGGGTGGGCTGCTGTTCTGAGCCTTTCCCGTTATGGGGTTCTTCTTTCTTGCCGCTAGATGGGGTTTCTTTCGATGGAGCGTTCTTTACAGGGTTCTTGCCTTCGGGCGTCTTACCGTCTTTGCTTTCTGACGGCTTACTTTGTTCAGGTTTGGCGTTGTCATTTTTATTTTCTTCGGAACGATGTACTTGCTGGTTCTCTTTATAGTTCTCATTGGTGTTCTCCTTTGCGAAAATGGTTGGCTTCTCAAGTCTGCTCTTGGTATCGGGTTCGTAGGCATTGCGGTTCTGTTGTCTGTTCCGCATATCCTCTCCAATCCCTTGACGATCTCGGGATGGCATAGAGACGCTTAACCTATTTGGGTTTTTGTATGCACTCATATCACGGCTTCCGGCGCGGTTCTGATTAGATGCATCTCCGTTGTTGCCGCTAGAGGTAATGCCTGCAACTCTATCCTTGCGTGCTTCATTGCCGCTCATGTTCTCGTTAATATTGCGGAAGCCCTGCATGACTTTGTCCCGATTGGCATAGCGGGTAGCATATGGCGCAGGTTCGTACTTGTTGAAGTTGGTGTTTTTGGCATCACGCTTCTCTTGCCTTGCCCGTGCAATAGCCGCTTTTTTCTGCTCCTTTGGGCTCGGAGCTTCGCCAATGTCATATGCCCTGTTCTCGTTAGTTTCTCTGTTCTTCCGTGCTTTGTTATCAAGGCGAACGGCTTCTCTCGGTGTGCTTGCACGTTGTGAAGAAATAACCCCATCACCGCCGCCAATGGCAATGTCGCCGCGCGTATTTTCATTGTTTCTTTCATACGGAAGGCGCATTGCTTCATCACGGCTCCCGTAGCGTAGAGTGTATGGCTCTTGTGCCGGGATGACCTTTGGCGGAACTACAGGTTCTGTCTTCTGATATTCGTTCAGTACGTCATTTTTAACCGCTTGCAGAACGTCTTGGTTGATCTGCATTGCGCCTAAACGGTTGAGTGCATCCTTGTCTCCATCCACGAACGCTTGCTTGACCACTTGTCTAAGGCGACTGTTTTTAAGTGCCTTGTTGATTCTGTCTTGCGTGGCAGCAGACGCCATGTTTCCCCTGGTCTGTCTATCGCGGCGTTGACGGTCTGCGATGCCGTTCACCTTGCGAGGTGTATAGATTTGCGGTTCAGTGGAAGGAAGAGAGGTAGAAGCGTTGCTTGCAGGTTCCTTGATGGAGCTTGGAGCAGGGATAACAGGGCTGACGTTCGGACGTACTGCTGTCATGCCGCCTTCGTTGCTTCCTGCCTGCACGTTGCCTTGGGGAGTGTACTGCATGCCCTTTGGCTTCTTCGGCGTGTATACAGATTTGTTGCCGCCTTCTACACGACCGGAAGGCTGATACATTCTACCGCCGGATTTAATCGGTTTGGTGCCGCTGATGGAGTTCCCACGCCCTTGCGGTATAGCCATCGGGTATGTAACGGATTGCGCCATTTGCCCTGTAGCGGCGTTGTCTGCTACCGATTGAGTGTTTCCTTGGGTAGCAGGTTCCGATGCGCCCTGCGCCGTTTCGGGAGAGCTTGCGCTCCATCCATACTGCGCGGCTAATTCTTCCTGCGCTTTCTTGTTCTTGTCCTGAATAGCCTTACGGACGGCGTTCAGTTTTTCTACATCTTCATCGGTGTCGGCTGGCAGCGTTTCTTCGAGGTCTTTCAGAAAATCTTCTGCGCTCTTCGGGTTGGGAACGGAAGAGCCGCCCCTCTTGCCTCCGCTGTATACTACGTTCGAGTCCGCACCGCCGTTCATGAATATATCGTATATCTTTTGGGCGTTGGCCGCCTTCTGATTCCTTATTTCATCCGTTCCTTCGGAGCGTTCATAGAACTTGTCTGCAAGGCGTCCTGCCTCATCGGGGGACTGTGCCTTGAGTATTTCCTGCAATGCACCGTTCTCGCTTCCTTTCAGCTCGTGGATAAGGAAGGAAATCTGCGTATCAAGGTCACTTGGGTCTCCGCCTGTTTCTTCTGCAAACGCCATGAGGTCGTCTTGGCGTGAACCGAGCCACTGCCCGATGCCATAAGACCCGCTATTGGGGTTCTTTGCGGTTGGTGAAATGTCGGTCGTGTTCCCGCCGCTTTCAAGCATAAGTCCGCCGACAATGCCGGATGCGGCTTTTGGATCTATGCCAAGTTCGTTCACAAGGCGGTTCATGGCGTGTATGGCAGGACTGGAAGATGGTGTGTCCCCATTGCCGTTATCAACGCCCGCGCTATCTTGCCCCGTCTCCTGTTGTGGCGCTTGTGCCTTGCCGTTAATGGCTCTGCCGATTCCCGCAAATCCGCCGCCGTAAATGCCGCCGACAACACCGGCGTCAACTGCGTTGGATGCGAGCTGTCCCCAGTCAAACCCATCAAGGCTTCCATGCTCTGCGATGTAAGGGATGGTCTCATCAGGAAATTCCTGCACAGCTTCCGTCAATCCTTCTTTGACAAACGCCTTCCCCATGAGCTTAGCCGCCCCTTCCGTGCCAAGTTCGCGGAACGCCTTCAGCCATCCCATTTCGCCGACGCCTTCAAGCGGAGCTTGTGCGGCTGCGTCAAGCCACCCTGCCTGACCTGCAGTAAGCGGGTCTACGCCTTTCTCCGTAAGGTCGTTGTATGCGTCCCCTGCAATGCTCCCCGCCATAAGTGCGACACCCAGTGCAGGGTTTATGATACTTGCTCCGAGCTGTGCCGCCATCAGTGGGGCGTTCTCAAGAATCATGCCGCCGATTTTCTTTGGATACGAAAGTTGGCTTTCATCGACGTTAGATTCCCAGTTTGCATCAGGAAGTGCGTCTTTAGCTGCCTTAACACCAAGGCGTGCGCCTTCCCAGATGGGGGCGGTAGTCCCCTTTATCTGGTTTTCTACATCACTAAGTGCTTCCTTGTCGGCGTCGCTGTCCATAAGCCCCGTTCCGTCAAGGTCGTTTTCCAGTTCCTGCATGACAACGGGTCTTGTCCTAGCTGCCATCGCCGGTATACTTTCTACCGCGCCCAAAAGGCTCTTTGGAACGTTAGCAAGCCCATTGTGAAGTTTAGTCGTCCAGTAGTCGTGATATTCCTTGCCATCAAGAAGCCCTCTTGCGTCAATAGGCTTAAATTCGTTTGGCTCATCGTTGTTATCCTTCAACCAATCCCATGCCATAAATGTTTGTCTCCTTATTCCGTAATAATGTTATACATTTGTCTAGTCTCCGGCGTAAGTGCCTTGAGATATTCGATTGCGTTTTCCATCTTTCCGTTTCCGGCAAGGTTTTCTCTGATATAGTTTGCGGCATACAGCTGTTGCTGAAGCCCATCCCAGATGCTGTTTGGTATCAGCGCACGGTCTTTGTCGTCAAGCCCTGATATGTAGGCGTTTAATGCGTTTATGGATCTGGCAAGATTATCCTTATTATCTTTCCCGTTGCTACTGGTGCCGTTCTTAACATCATCAGCGGTGGAATTTGCCATATAGCCTTTAAGCTCATCGCTCATTCTCCGAAGATTTGCGTCAAGCTCATTAGAACGCGCTGTCTGCGTTTTGCTAAGCTCGTTGCCGTTGATAACTAGCGTTCCTTTGCTAGTTTTCTGCACATCTCCACTTGCAACTCCGCCCCCTTTGCCGCCAAGTCCAAGTAACATGCCCATGGCTTGGTCGGGGGTTATCTGCCCGTTACTGTACTTGGAAATAAGGTTGGCTCTGTCAGCGAGGTCTTGGTTCTTCCATGCTACGCTCATGGCATGCTTCCATTTCGCCATGTTCTTTGTTCTCTCGTCATCAAACTGTCCAAGCCTTTCATGCTGCTTGATGTTGTTTTCCATTGAGTGGTCGGAGAGCTTTATGGAATATCCCACGTCGCGTGCCTTATTGAAGTTGCTTATGTTCTCCTTTAGGAAGGTGTTGTAGGATGGGAGAATCGCACGGATCTGCGTGCCGCGTTCAGGGTCGATAGAATCAATCTCATTCAGCGTCTGCATGAGTTTAGGAACAGTAGTGCCGGCGTTCTCCATTGTCGGGAGGAGGTTCTTACCGCCTGTTGTTTCGTCTCCGTTGTAGATACGGCTCAGAAGTCCGTCAACCGCTTGCTTCTTATAGTTATCCTCTGCGGCTTGCGCAGCAGGAAGTCCACGGGAAATAACCGCCTGTATCTGATTCATCGGTCTGCCCTGTGCGATGCCTGCCTGCGTTACTTGTGCTATCCAATCCTTCACGGAAAACGGTTTCAGCGGTGTCGGCTGCACGTTATTTTGAAGCGCGTACTGAACAGTTTTACCATTTTGGGAATTTTGTTCAGTAGCAGCTGTTTCCGATTTGGAAACAGCTGGTTCTTCTTGCGATGCCTGCTCCTGCTGAACAGGTTCATCGCTCTTTTTATCCTGTTCAGCGTCGGTAAAATTTGCGGTCTTTGCCTGCGGCGGTATAACATTCTGCGTATTGTCAGCGGCTGCCTGTTGCGCCTGTGCCGCTTGAACGGCATCAAGGACCGGCGCAGTCTGCGGCGTTTCCCCATTGAGATATGCCCTAAACTGTGCCGCCATGTCAGGGGACTGGATGCCCTGATTGGCGTTGCCTTGAATGGCGTACATGCTTGCCCCTTGGAGCGGATTGCTTGCTACGTATCCCGGTGCCGGGTTCTGCGTTACCGTTCCATCGGAGTTCATGACCGTCTGCGGCGTCCACTTGTTTGCAAAGGACTGTGCGAGTGCTTGCTGTGAAAAGTTCTTGGACGGGTCGATATAGTTGCCCATGGCGTATGGGTTTCCGCCGCCCGGATCGCCCATCTCTTTCAGCTTATTGTAGATTGCTCCTCTTGCCGCTGACTGCGCCCATTGGTTGTTCGGGTCGTAGAGAATGTTCCTTACACGTGCCATGAGTGCATCCTTGTAGCCTGCATCCCCTGCCTGCGGTGCAGAAGCGTTGGCTATTGTGTTCTCCATGACCGCCTTTTGCACGTCGGATGGTTGCACCGCCATAGGGGTAATCTTGTACGGGTCTACCTGCGCCATGACAGGATTCTGGTTCGCCGAGAATATCTGCGGTGTGGGTTTCGCGTTGTCAGCAGACGCACTAGCAGCCCCTGTGTTAATGGCAGGCGTCCCACCCGCCGCGTTTGTTACCGCCGCATTAGCGTTAGCATCAGCAGGTGTCAGTCCATCTTTTCCTTTAAGCGATTCTTGCAGTTTTCTGATGCCTCGCTCGTTGTAATTCTCTACCCATCCGCGACCGAGCAAAAGCCCCAATGCGAATCCTGGATCTCTCGCTGCATATCCTGCAATGGTCGGGTCAATAGTTGCCGTCTGATAACTTAATTGATTGTTGTTCGCCATTTGCTACCACTCCGTTGTTCCTGCCTTGGCTATAAAGCCGTTAGCATAATACATGCCGCTTGGCACTTTAATGTCGTATACAAGCCTGTCGCCGCTTTCGACAAGCAACACAATCTTGCCACGGTCTTTGAAACGCTCTCCGATACGCATTTCTTCCAACGTTTTCCAATTGCCATCTTCCATGAGCATGGGTTGGGTAGCAGTAAGATTGATGCACTTGTTTTCCTTCTCGTCCGTGCAGATGGCATAAACCCTTGCATAATGCGGTGTCATTACGTCCGTTACTTCTTCGTCGCCATTTGGCGTTGTTATAATGTCGCCTTTATGGATGCGTTTCAGCGGCTTATCGCCGTTTGGCGTTTTGATGAGTGTGTCGCCGGTGAAGCAGAACAATCCGGCATTTGAAGCAAGCCCACCTAAGATGCCGCCCCAAAGTCCGCTGCCGCCGCTTGTGGATTGAGTAGAAGTAGAAGTACCTTTGCCGCCCATGGCAGAAATCGCGCCGAGGTTCGTTCCGCTAAGCCCGATAGATGTATTCCAAAGGTTGACTGCGGGTTGCTGCGCCGCTTCCTGTGCCGCTGCTCCGAGTGAGATGTTTGCGCCAGCCATGTTTGACATGTTCCCATAAATGTCTGCGAGCTGGGAAATGTCTTGCCTGTACATATCTGCCGCCGTGTTCGCCGTAGCTTGGTTAATTCCCTGTATTCCCTGCGAGGTGACGGAGCTATTCAAGACGCCGCTAGACCCGAGGTTCTGCAATAGGTTTCCCATAGATCCGTTGACCTGACGCGTGACCGCTTGATTGATGTTATCCTGATACGACTGAGGAAGTTGTCCGTTTGCGAGTGCCTGATACCCTGCGTTAGCCGTATTCTGTATTCCCTGCGCCTGATTGAGAAGAGTTTTGTAATCAACCTGCGTTTCGCCTATAGAGTTTTCAAGAAGGTTCTTTGCCTTCGTATTCAGCTCTACGGCGTTCGGCATAACAGATTCTTCGTAGTCGCCTTGGAGCTTCCAAAGCCTTTTCTCTTCTGCGGTCGGCTGATAGGACTGTACCGTGGTAGAGCTACCGCCTTTTTTACCCATCGTTTTCCTCCTTGTAGAGCTCTTTGACGTATACCGTCACATAATAACTGTCGTTACCCTCTTCGTCTGTTCCTTTGTAGGTGGCTATGACCTTGCGCCCTGCTTCGTCCTTACACCAGAAGCGGTAATGTCCGTCTCGCTCTTCCTGCTTTATAATCTTGAATTTCAAAAGCCTTAAATAGGGAAGAATCGGAAGAATGCACACGGTAGACACCGCATGCCCACCCTTTGCAAGGCAAAGCAGTTTTGCTAAGTCAAACCAAAAGTGGATGTCTCCGCAAAGCTGATACACCACAAGTATTCCCTTCTCATCAAAGAGGTATTCAGCAAACCCTCTTTCGGGAAGCCAGTAAAAGTCAAACCCCTTCGGGATAACGAAGGGGTCGTTTCTTTCTTTCTCGTATTTATCTATCCATTCTTTGAGGGACTTCATAAGTCTGCCACCTCCAAAATAATATGGTCAAACGTGAATGGGTCAGTGCCTTTTATCTCAAGCGCGATGCAGTCGGTTGAGTGATTGCACAAGACTTTTCTCCTTGTGTTGGTCGGCATGTCCACCTTCAGCTTGCTTGTGCTTACGTTTACCGTTCCCGCTTCGTCATTGGTGAATTTGGTGTCTACTGCCTTTACAAGCATTTCATCAGAAGAGATGATTTCATGCGGCTTGATTTCGTATTCTATCGGCGTTCCGTTGTCGCTCATAATGTCTTTATCCCACAGATATAACTGCGCGTCGCTTGCGATATAGATTTCATCTACCGTCTCCATAATATCGGTTACGGGTACGGCAAACTTTATAGTCGTTGCAACGCCCATAAGGTAGTTGTAACAAACCCATTCTTTACGGTCGCTTGTCACGCGGAGCATGAGGTATCCATGCCGTTTAAGGTGGATGAGTTGAGGATTCCACAAGTCCTGCGTCAGAAGACCTCTGAATTTATCTCCGATGTCCTGCGGTTTTACGTTCCCATAGTCCATAACGGTAGAAAGCGATTTAAGCCCCCTGCGTGAAAAGAACACAACGTCTGCACCTACATTGACCGCCGTCATTGTTCCCATACTGTCGGAGTTGGTTACGATGGCGGGCGGCACTACCCATGACGCGGGTGTTCTGTCGCCTTGCAGTTGATAAATGTTGCCGTTTGATTTGATAAAAATAAGGTCGTTGGCGAGGGGTACAACGCTTTCTATATCGCCGCTATCCCCATAGCCTATGTCAATCCACTGTGCGGAGCTATCCACTGTTCCCTGCGAGCTATCGGTGATGTTGTCCCAGCTTGTCGGGTCTCCGATTGCGGAGAAATATACGCGGTCAGAACCGCTCAATGTAATCATGAGACGGGAAAGCCGCTGAAACACAATGTCGCATGATGGGCTTGACGTGACGGTATTCAGTGTCAGGAAGTCATAATACTGGAGTTTATCTCCGCTTGCTATCCAAATCTTGTTCATGTACTTCGCGCATGACGGCTTTTTCTTTCCTGTGAGGTTTCCTAACAGTGCCGGAAGTTGCCCGACCATCCACGAATAGACAGAGCCATCATCAAGGAAGATGAGGGACGTATTCGTGTCTACGTCATAGTAAAGTGCTTTGATGTTGTTTGACATAGCAAAGTCCGTGGGGGAAATACCCCCGCGGCTCCTAAGGCGAAGATTATCGTAGACAAAGTTCTGACACCGCACCATGTCCGTTTCGGGGATGCGTTCGGGTGCATCCGATGTATTGATGCCACCCGTGAGATTGTTCAAGACAATCTGCTGTATCTGATGCTTGTTTGATCGCTTCATGTTTTCTCCAAAAGGCTAAGTGTTGCTATGATCAGCCATGCGGCAGTTCCTTGTACACGTACCGGCACAGGTCTTTCCGCAGCTGCTGCACCTCTTTGTGCAGGTGTCATTACATCCATTATCGCACGTATCAGTACAGGAGTTCCCACACGTGCTGCTGCATGCACTGGAACATCCGAGGGCGCACCCGTTCATGCAGTTAATGACGGTAGGTTGCTTGGAGAGCGTGCCTTGAATGTCGGTATCAAGCCCATTGTCGTTAGCAAGGAGTTTGGCTAAATCGTCATAAATAGAAGTGGTTATTTTATCTCCCCGCGCTTTCGATGCTGCCGAAAGCGCGCTGTTTTTAAGTGCCATTGCCCGTCACCTTCTTGTACGCCGCATCGGTAATGTTCTTGCTGGTCTGCGTGCGATTGTCTAACTCTTTATCATTTGAAAGCATTTTGTTAAGACTGTCATATAGCGTGGCTTTTACCGTATCGCCCTTGTTCTCAATCGTTGGTTTGTCCATATTCCCTCCTACGGTGCGCCTGCACAACCAGCATCGCAGCCGCCGCCGCAGCCATTAGCGCAATTACTGCCGCATCCAGTGCAACCGTTACGGCATGTGTTTTGACAGTTGGTGGTACATCCACCTGTACAATTTCCTCCGCAGCTGCTTGAACACCCAGCGCATACATTCTTGCAATTCCCGCCGCAGGAAAGGCTACAGCTGTTCATGCACGCCTGTATGGTGGCGGCGTTCGCCTCTACCTGCTTTAGCGTGGCGTCCAGTGCTTCGTCGTTTTCTAAAAGGTTCTGCAAGTCGGTAAAGATGGTGGCGGATATATAGCCCGTTCTTGCAGAAACAATACTGTTGTGTTTGACTGCCATTACGTCACCTCCGCGTTATGATCTAACGCATAATGGACTTTTATTAGTCCGCAAAGGTTATCTCCATAAAGGGCTTTCCTTACCACGCACTGACGGCAATAATCTTTCAGCTCGCACGTCTTACAGTGGGTACAGGCGAAGTCCTCGCCTTTAGAAATGTCAGGTTCGCCGAATGATGCTTGATAGCATGGATAGAAACGCCCCCATGGACTTATCCCTATCCATGCACAGTCTTGAATGTTACCGCTGAACATGGATGCGCCTTTTGCTCGGTTCTTTGTGCCGCGAAGAAGGTTCAGATAGGCGCGCCTTGCGGCAATGTCTTTCAGCTCTCCATAAGCAAAGAAGTTCCAGAGAACCATCGGGGTAATGCCCTTCTCGTTCAGGAAGTCGATATTCTGCTTCGCCCTCCGCAGATAGTGCTTGCCCGCCACTACATAAGTGGCGTAAACCAGTTTTGCTCCGCAGCTGTCCATGTATTCATATGTGTCGGGACGAATGATTCTTGGGTTCTTCTGGTCGTGGTCAAAAGAAACGGCTATTTGGAAGTCATACCCGCCGTCTCTTAACCAGTCGATGATTTCCCTTCCCCTGCCGTTCAGAAGTTGGCAGTTCGATACGATGTTGTAGCGCACACTCAATCTCTCGTTCTTGACCTGCTCGCAAAGTCTGACCGTATCCTTAATGACTTCGGGATGGAGCAGCGGCTCGCCGCCCTCAAGTTCAACGGAAAGCTCACCCTCTTTGATGACATGGGGCTGCTTCAATAGCGCATAGAGGGCTTCTATCTGCGTACCGCCGCCCTTGTGTCTTTCGGATATTTCCGTATTCCTCTGTGAACAATACTTACAAGCGCAGTTGCAGTCATATCCGGTGGTCACGCGAATGTTTTTGATTTTCGTGAGCTTGGTATTCATTCAGGGTCGCTCCTGCGAAGAAGGTAATAGCCAAGATTTCGTTCCATGTTGGAGCGGTATCTCTTTTGCGCTTGGGAAAGATCCAGTTTGTCACTGTAGTTGCAAAGTTTAGTAAACAGGAACGCCATGTTTTCAAGAAATACCATATATTCATCGGCGTTTGTGATTCCTTCGATTTCCTTCTTGTCGAGCTTTATATCATGGAGCTTTGTGATGCTGATGTTCATACTTCCTCCTCATGCCTGTCTCTGATAGTCTTTGCGATTTCACGGACGCGCTTTTCTTGAAAGCAGTAGTCCTTGATAGCGGAGGTATCTCCACGCTTTTCCCATGCAGCAGAAATAGCTTCCTCTTCTGCCTTTGTAAGTTTCCCTGTTATGTAGTCCATAAGCACGGATATGGTATTTCGCATATCCATGAGCTCGTAGCGGAGCGGAACATAGTCGCTGATTGCTTCGTTAATTCCCCATTGCATGCGAATAGCCGCTTTATTAAGCGGACTGTAGTAATAGCAAAGATTTTCCCAGTTGGCGTGAAAGTCGTGGAAATGGTCGATTATCCAGTCCATCGTATACTCTTCACATCCATCGGGCATAACCTTCATGAATTGAACCGGTTTCAAATTTGCCTCATCAGGCCATGGAGTGTTCCCTGTTGTTTTGAGGTATTCGTTAAATCCGTCATGCGTGTAGAAGAAGTGTGCGCCGTCTTTAGGGTAGAAAACACTATCATCGCGCGTGAAGTCATCAAAGAAATGCTCGTCGTCAGTCTCATAGAAGAAATCGAAGATGGTTCCTGGAAGCTTCATTTCTCCCCGTGCTTCCTTCTCCAACGCCCATTTTGCGATAGCCGAAACGTAGATCATAAACTCATCTCACGCATCCTTTCCATCCAGTAGTCATAAATCCTGTATTCCTGCTCTGTCATAATTTCTTCGTTGCTGTGATAATCGAACGTGCCGTTAATGTCGTAGTTAGCAGAATAGCAAAGTGGCAGTTTCGTGCTTCCTATCTGCTCGTTGATTCTGTCTTGCCCATCTCTAAACCGCTTGAATTTCTCTTTATCAAAGCCGTGCCATATGTCGCCAATGTCGTAACGGTGCCGCCCTGTTGCGAAGCGGTGGCAGGGATACAGTTTCCCATCCATGCCGAGCGTTACCATGTATACGCCGCTCCCGCAATAGTTACTCTTCTCGTTATCTTCTTTGATGACGCGCCGCCTTCCGATTGGCTTCAGTTTGAATTGGAGCTTTCGATGAAAGATGAAGTCAACCACCTTGCGGAGTTGTCGGTAATACTCTTCGGCATCTTCCTTCGTCCACTTCTGTTCATAGATGGGGTTCGCCCATGGTTCAAACCCGAGCTGAATTTGGTTAATAAGCATGTCTGCGAGCATAGGAAGCGTGTCATGGTTCATCGTGCCTTTAACCATAGGCTCGTGGTCACGGTGCTTCCACCACTCCATGTTCTCCATAATCTTGTCGTATGACCCTTTGCCGTTCAGGTATACGCGGTTCATATCGTGCGCCTTTTTGCACCCATCGAGGGACACACCAACCCTAAGGCACTTCCACCTATTTAAGAAGTCCCGTATCGCGGGTTCTCCAAAGAGCGTGCCGTTAGTCGTGTTGAAGAACGTGAAGCGACGTTGCGTCACCCACGGATGATGAAGCTCTCGCCCTTTCTCTAAAAACCTTGTCATGGCGTATTCCATAAGTGGCCACTCAAGAAGTGCTTCGCCGCCGATAAAATCAAGGACGATGTACTTCCTTTTGCTATACTGCGGTTCTGTATAGATAAGGTCTATGAATTTATCGATGTATTCTTTCTTGATTGTCTGATACTGCTTGTTTTCTTCGTAGCAATACTTACAGGCGAGATTGCACTTGTCTGTGATGAAGATAGTCGCAGTCAAAGAAATGTTTTCGTTCATCTAGTCACCAGCATCTTTACTTTTTTAATTCCGCCGTCAAGGCTCTGCTCTAGGGCAACCCCGACTGTATCGGGCGTTCTCTCTGCTGACGTCTTGCCAACCCCAGGAATAGCGGACGGTACAATGAAATCACCGCGCCAAACCTTGCCTTTCACCTTGACGTCAACACGCCCCGCAAGGGCTACAGGGATGTATTTCTTAATGTTATGCGTCTCAAAGTCTTCGTCATTGACCGCATCGCCGCCAATGATTTGTGCGTAGCAGTCAGACTGAACGCCGACAACAACAAGGCTCTTGTCTGTTGCACGGACGTATTTCTCACCTTCTGATTTCATGTCAAGGGCGATGATTTCCCCTGCTTCTGTTTCTCCGCCGCGGTCGAAGTATTCGGCGTAGTCGTTGTATACGGCGTTGAAAACTTTTGTTGCCGTCATTGTTCCGTTTGCCGTTACGTTTCCGGCGATGGTTGCACCGGAGCTTACGTTAACGTTCCCCGTGACTGATAGATCACCGCCAACGGATGCACTCTTTCCTACAGACATGGTACCGGTCACGGCGCACGATTCTTTAGCGTGTATGCGTTTTCCGTATATATCACCCCACGCCTTGTTGTCACGCCCGAGGTTGTCAAGCCCATCTGATCTAGGCGATATGTTTTTTGATTCTGCCATATTTCCTCACGCAAAAAGCACCCACATAAGTGAGTGCTTTTTTGAAATACCGTCAGGTAGTAGTGGTCGCTCCGCCAGTCGAGGACTGGTAAGGCGAGTTTACGATGTACGCCGGTGTCGGGTACGGTTTAAGCTGCCCTACGATGGTTGCGTTCTGTACCACCTGAGAAAGATTGAAGTTTGCGGATTGGAGTGCTCTGTCGCGGTCTGCCAGTTTGTCGCGGAGTTCCTGCAGCTGATTTGCCATCATCAGACCACGGGTTCTTTCCGCTTCTTCGTGGATAGCCGTCTTGATTTCGCAAGCGTTCTTGTAGTTTTCCGCTCTCACCGCATCAATGTTGCGGTTGGTTTCGCAGCAACACTGTTGTTGTGCGAAGCGGTTCTCTGCAAGTTGACTGCCGAGCGAATAGTTGCCCTGCATGACCGTTTTCTCAAGCCCTGCCTGCCCTTGGAGCATGGTAGTGTTGAGAGCAAAGGTCGAATCAGCAAGTCCGTAGGTAACTCCGCGAATCTGCGACATCTCGTCTTGGTGGTTGAACCCTGCCTGCATTTCTGCCTGCGTGAGCCCGGCGCGATTTCCAAAGCCGAAGCCGCCGCCACCCATGAGTGCGAAGATAACGACAAGCCACATGAACCACATGCCGCCACCACACCCGAATCCGTCACCATAACCGCCCGTAATCGGCATTACAGGCTGAATACCATTTCCCTCCATCGTTCTTGTACCCCCTGTAGAGAATATATAAAGCTCTGCGCGCTAGAGCCGTAAACCGAACCCTGAAAGAAATTGTCCGAGCTGCTTTTCGTTCATGCCACGTTGCCTTGCGAGGTTCTGGGCGATGACTTTCAATTCGTCAACGGACTTGCCCTTCCCCATTTGTAAAGCTCTCCCCATAAGTGGGTTTTGCCCTGCCATGTTCTGAATGAGTTCCAAGGGGTTATTCGACTGGTTCAGCAGTCCCATGAGTTGCATTGGGTTCATGTCCGTTTCCTCCTTTAAGCATAGACACCGCTTTCTCCAATTCGGAGATTCTGCTTTCAAGAGTATTCTGTGTTGCTCCCTTTGAGAGTACATACACCTTGAAAACAGGCATGCCGTTTAGATCTATCGCCTTCTCGTACACCTTTCCTTCAGACGGAGAAGGAAAGAATGACGGCGTTCCGTCAAGTCCAATCTGTGCGGCACGCGCTTCTTCCACGCTTGTAACCACACGCCCTCTGATGGGCGGCACGCAGGCTTGCTCCATGCGGTTAAGCCTATCCTGCATTTGCGGTATCGCGCCGTACATTCCAGTTTGGTAGTCTGGGTATCCATACATTCCTACCACCTCCTATAAGTATTATCCTACTTTGCGAGGGATGAATGGTGTCACGAAAGCCCTAAAAATATCCCAGTTTTCTGCCGGATTTGTACATCTTTTTAGAGATTCGCCGTGCAATCCTAGCCACACTCTTCCTTGTAAGTGACTGGTCGATAGCTATCTCCTTGAACGTCATTCCTTCTATAAGTCTCATGTGAATATATCTTTGCTCGTCGGGCGTAAAGATGGCGGCTTGAAGCATCGCATCAAGCTCTTCATGGTCAACCGTCCTTAGCCATTCTTTAACTACCCTTCGTTCAGGGCTCATGATAATCATCTCCTTTAACATTTTTGTCGTTCCTTTCTTATATCCTCTCTATTGATATAAGAAATAGAGCTTACAATTTTACCCCTTCGATTTCTGCACGCACTTCTAACGTGTACAAGTACCTACCCATATACGATGCCTGTTCTTTTAGTAACTCTAACGAGCAAGTGGGTTCAAAATCAAGAGTACCCAGCTTCATACTTAATAATTGTTCTATGAAGTTTATCATAACGAATCTTAGTTTGATAATATTCTGCTTTAAATCTATCTTTATAGTCAGAGCTATTCATTAAAGCAATAGTGTCTTTAAGTTCCATGTGCCCTCCATTTATACAGAATTAGATTGTTGCTACATACTGTTTGTACAGTTTACCTTCTGGCATGTCGGGGTCATCCCAATAAAGAGCTTTAGCTACCTCAATATACTTATCTGGGTCTTTACCAAGAATATTAGAAAGGTCACTGTATAACATATTGATGGCATAGTATAAGTCAGCTGGTCTATCAATGTGACGCTTCTTAGCTTCTTCTTCCACCTCTGCGAATTTCCAGTGCGCCCCAGTCGTACCATCCACGTTTTCCATATGGGCTACGGCGTCTACAGCAATATCGGTATCGAAGAACGGACCGAAGTCTAACTCATGAAGTTTAAGCAACATACGCTTTGCTTTAGGGTCTTTCGTGTCCAAAGTCAAACAATCTAAGTATTCATAGATAACATTATGCAACTCACATGTTTTTAAGCTGTCGTTAGTTCTTTTAAGGTATTCTCTTGCGGTAAGCATATTATTCTCCTCCGTTAATATTTTCGCCATCAGAAACTTTCTCTATAGATTCTAAAATCTCTCTGAATTTCTCTTCTCCAATAAACTCATAACATAAGAGTAATAGCCAAAAGTCAGGTGTGCTTAGAATATCAGTCTGCGATGGTAAAGCATTCATAATGACCAGCTCCTTTAATCCAATAACCGATTTCTACATTCCAACAAGCACCTTTATCAGCTTTATTCCTTATTCACCCCTCATTATCATTTCAGTACGACATCTCCGTCCGAATCTAATGTGAGTAACCCGCCTGCGTCAACCGCCTTTTTTATCCCATCACTGGTGACAGGGTTTCCACTTCCGTATTCTGGAGTTGTATCAAATGTCAATAAATTCTGTTTCGTGTCTATACTATCTTGCAGTTTCTTATACTCTATCTGCGCGTCTGTCTTGCTTTCCTTCTCACCTATCTTATTCAAGATGGTGGTGGAGAAGTTAGGATCATTCCCTAACGCAGTCGCAAGCTCCTGTAATGTGTCTAATGCGGTCGGTGCGCCGTTGACTAAATCACTTACCACGCCATGTACAAATTCAGTATTAGCTATCGTCTTAGAATTGTTTGTTGTTGCCGGTGTCGGTACACTGGTTTCCCCTGATACAGTAAGTGAAGAGGTGGATACTGAATCCGTCCACGCCTTCCCGTTATACGTATATGTTTTCCCAAGGTCGGTACGGTAACACTTCATGCCCGCTACAAGGTTTTCCGTAGGGAAAGCGGTGCCGCTATATGTAGATCTGAGCGCGTTGATGTTCTTCTCGTGGTTCAGTATGCCGTCTTTCACCGTAGTGGTGGCAGTGCTTCCAAGTGGTGTGTAGTCTTGCATGGTTTCACCTCAATACTATATCGCCGTCTGAATCAACGGAAAAAAGTCTGTCTTTCAGCTTTAAGTAGGTTTTTGTTATTTCATCACCATTTCCGTCAAAATATCCGTTATTGAAGGGAATGTTGGAATCTTCGCAAAGCGTCCATGTCGGTTCTCCATTGGTCAACGAAGAAAGTCGGTATCCTTGCTTCAAATCCGTTCTATAGCAGGTCATGCCGACTTGCAGGTTGGTAGTCGGGAACGCGTTACCGCTAGAGTTGCTAAGTGCCGTGAGAATATCGTCATACATCTTTGGTATGCCGACGTTGAGATGCTCATTTTCAGAAAAGTCAGAAAATTTCTGCATTATTCGTCCCACCACACATTCTTATCAGCAACACCGCCGTATTCGGTATTATCAAACTCATACTGCCATGCCTTCACAGTAAGTTCAGGATGCTCTTCCTTGAAGTCGCATTGCGCGCTTCCCGGCTCTGCCGACCAATAGGGGATATAGTCTCCCATCAAGTCTGTTCGGAGCTTGTTCAGTGAGGAATAGTTTCCATAGATGCCGCACTCGTAGTCATTGGCGTTGCACTCACTGACAAACGCACTCGCGATAGCGGTCAGGTCGTCAGCATCAACACGGTCTGACATGAACGGCTCAATATCAAACCATATGTGAAGAGGCGGCACGCCTACTTCGTCCAACAATTCTACAACCTTACGAGCTTCTTCTTCTGCTCGTTCTGTCGTTTCAGCGTGAGACAAGCAATACACGCCCCATTCCATCTCTGCGGAAATTGCGTCTCGCACATGCTCTAAAAACTTCTCTGCGATAGTTCGCCCTTCTGAAATCTTTATGATAACGCCATCCTCTTTTTGCGAGATGGCGTTCCAGTTGAGGTTTTCCGAGTAGTCAGAAATGTCGATTATGCTTTTCATCCTGCGGTGGTCCTTTCTTTGGCTGCTCAAACTGGTCAGGGATTCCATTGTGGTTCTTATCAACAAAGCACGCCATAATGAACCCGAAGAACCCCGTAGCACCCAAAACAATAACTATGAATTTTGACAAGGCATCCAAATCGGATGCGCCTGTCTTATAGAAGGCATACATCCACGCCCCGTACCATGTGAACAGAAGCAGGACAACGAAAAGCAAGTAGAATATGACAACCTTCATGACAGGTTTATCAAATTGCTTGCTTTTCAGACTGTTCATGGTTTTCTTTAGTAATTCAGTTATAGCGTTCATGTTCAAGTTTCTCCACGCGGTGATTTATGTCCTCAATAACCACGCCGTGCTTTTGAACCGCCGTATCGAGGTAGTGGACTTTGTCTGTCGTGTCGGCTATGGTGTCGGCAAGATTATCTATGGACTTTTGCAGGGATTCAATGACAAACGCCTTGAATAGCCACGTCCATATCCCCAGTATCCCCGATATGATAAAAATAGTTTCGTTGTCTATCACTTTAGTACCCATTGCTATTCCAAGAAATTCTGCCCGCGACAACCTTCCCCGCCGCGTTCCGTAAAATGATTTTGAAGTATTTCCCTCTATCGTCCTCGCCCTGCTCGGTGATATATGGAATGACCGGCTCCCCTTCCGTCCCGCCGCACACATTGACTACTACGTCAGGCGTTGTGTAGTAGGTTCGGTTGAAATATACCTTCGTCTCTTCCGCGGGTATGTCTGCCGCGCCTCTGTCCTTTACGTCATCTATATCCACATGAATTGCATAATCATACACAAGCGGGTTGGATGCGGCGTTCTTCTTTCTAATCGCAAGTCTGTATATCGCATCTTTGTATTCGTATTCGCCAACCTTAAACTCGCTGAAGGTGTTATACCCCGACGCTTTATTGGCAAGGCGGTTAAATTCATCAAGAGTTATGCCGTGGTTGTTCACAACAATATCTGAAAGCACTCCGCAAGGCGTCTGCTTGATTCTAATATCTCTGATGCTGATTTGATTTTCTTTCTTGAAAATCTCAAAGAGACGCCGATAGTCATCCGTTGCGCTCAATCGCTCACCAAACATCCGCACAAACGCAGCTTTCCTGTCGAGGTGTTCCCTCGGAGAGAGCGTCTCATAACTATTCTTGATTGTATTTGTCTTTTTAGCATCTCTTAAAGCCGCGTTTTCAGCGAATGGCTTATAAACGCGTTTAAACGGCATTTCTATCGCTTGCATGTGTTCTTTGATAAATCTATCAAAAGATTTCTGCGAACGCATGAGAAGGGTATTTAAGAGCGTCTCTTTTTTGAGCACCTTCACGTTTTTCCAAACAAATTCAGCTGCTTGTATGCTTTCTTGTCTTTGAAGGTTTGCTTGTCTTGCGTCGTTTATGGATACCGTGAGAGCATCATATTTTTTGGTCTTAATACTCTTTCTTGCAAGCTCGCGGATTGGAAGTCTCTCAAAGTGGGATGCTCTGATGGAAATCCTCTTGGTGTCGTTGGCTTTCATGGCTTCATAGAAACGTCTTTGGAGGCTTGCTTGCCTTGCGTCGTTTATGGATACCGTGAGAGCAAACCTTCTATAGTATCGCGTCGTTTCTCTGCTTGCATCCGAAAGGGAAAGTTCGTCACTATCTTTGACGTATATGTCATCGAACCCGAAGTGATCTATCGTGTCGGTCACGTTGTCTATGAATATTTTGTCTGCATCATCAATAAAGAACGAATGTCGGTAAGTTTTTATATCAAGCACGGGTCAGCGTTATTTCAAAAGTAACGGTGAGAACGTCGCTTGCTCCTTTGTTAATCACAGGGAATGTTACGCGGTCAAAGAAAATGCCACCACTAGACGCATTGCAGATGCCTGCTTCTGTGATTGCGCCTGTCGCCTCGCCTGCGTTGAATGTGGTCTGTACTGTAAGTTTGGTCGTGCCTGCGGAGTGAGAATAGGATGCCGCTTTTCTAAGCAGCTCGGTGGCAAGTTTAGTGTCGCCCGCAGCGACCGCAGTCGTTCCGGTGCCAACGGCGATGTAATTCATCACGCCCGGTCTGGACGAACCTGCACCAAAGGCGTTGCATAAGAAATCAATGCCGCTGTTCAATATCATGTTATTGTGACGGGATGCAATGCACGCCCCGTCCTTTCTTTGAAGTACAAGCGTTACTGCGCCATGTACGCTAAAATTTTCTTTCTGCATGTTTACCTCAACTGTTGAAACGAACCGCCGTCATGATTCCGATCGGCGGCGCTTTAATGGTTTTATACTGCGTTGTCCCCTGAAGAACCGCATTGTTGTTAAGCGCATACAGGGTGCGCTCTGTATCAGACTGCGAAACCCCGATAGTGATTATGTCCATGGTGCTTGGGTTTAGCGGGAGTTTTTGGGATAGTCCATCACTTCCGACAAGAACAAGCCCATCATCATAGCGAAGATAAAGAGCCCCATTTTCCCCTCCTATAGACGCTATGGCGCATGATTCAAGCGCGTCATCGATTTTTATATTAAACGTAAGCGAGAACGTGGAAGCTCCTGTATGTAGATTGTACGCAAGGCGTGTCAGCTCGTCCTGCTTTAGTCCCTTGCTCCATCTTGCATAATCAAACACATCACAGTGGATATGCTCTGTCGGCTCTTCTCCTGCCATTGTCTGCAAGTCCTCATCGAGCGGCGCTTCAATGAGTGCCGTCTTGTCGGCGTTCTTGTCTGCGATATAAGTTTTTATCTCAATGCCGTCAAGGTCTGCCGCCACGCCGCCTACCATGTTGATAGTCTTTGCGCGATCGTCAAGGACGGAGAAGCCTAGATCGGAGATTGCAATGTCTGTATTAGAGACGCCCTCTATTTTGTAATCCGACCAGCTTCTCGCCCTTGCCGTATATGGCAGGTGTCCCGTGGAGATATATTCCCCCTTGAATACGCCTTCTGAAAGCCTGAGCCCATGTGCCACCGCATCGTAGTAAGTGCCAACCTTATTGCCTGTGTACAAGGTCTGATGTTCATCAAAATCGACGATGACATTCTTCTGCTGGTCTTGCACGGTTTTCAAAAGAAACCACGATGCCTTTTGAGAGAAGTTTCCGTGTTCATCGTATGCTTTGATTAAGAAATAAATATCCCCTGTGTTCGGGTATTCCATTTTCTTCTTCAATAGCTCTGTCTTGAATATCTCAAGTCCGTTCTCCCATGAGGGCGTGGTTGAAGCGCGGACGGTGTATCCCGCCCCCTGCACGCCAACGCTTCTCCAATAGAAGTCAAGAACTGCGCCGTTTCTTTCTACGATGAAATCTTGAACCTGCGGTATTTTGCAATACAGATAACCCTTTTCGCCTTCTCCGAAACTGTCGTAGTAGGCTACAGCTATCTCGCTGATTTGGTCGGCGTCTTCCGTGTAAAGCATCCAGTTATCCTGCGTTTCATACATGATGCCGTTCACATATATGTGCGCTCCGATGCAGTCAAGGGGGATGAAGGTGTAGTTTATCAGCGTGCCTTGCGCGTTCTTTGACATGTTTATGTCTTGCGGTTTTTCAGGGCGTTTCTTGCTATACTGCAATGCCGAACCGTTAGACGCCGTTCCGTCCTGCAGGACTGCATAAAGATATGCCGTGCCTACGGCAGATACAGGCATCTTATAAGAGTAGTTATTGGTCGTTCTCTCAAGAAGTCCTGACAAAGTGCCGACTGCGGTATTCGTCCGCACTTCATAGTAGGCGAGCTTGTTGTAGTACGTTGGGTCGCTCCACTTGAACACGCCGCCCTCTACGGAAAATGTAAGCGTAAAGTTTGGTGGTGGGGCAATCCCTGAACTCCCTATTTCCTCATTTGCCTTGAATCCGTTGGCGAGGTTTACCTGTTCGGCGATTGAGGCGAGATACCGCCTTAACTGCGTCATCAGATATCGCCCGTCGCCCTGTACTACGTTGGGAAGGTCAGGGGCTTCTATGTATACTTTCTCTTTTTCACTCATGACATCCCCGTACTGATAGCCTGTTCGAGCGTGCTTATGATGTTGCTATCCTGCGTCACATCATACTCATTCTCGTTCAAGGCAAGAAGTATCGCGCTGCGAAGTATTACCGCGTTAATCGCTTCGTGGTCAAACGGCAAATCATCGTCTGCTCCGACAAGATCGGGCGTGGCAAAATACCTGAACCGCACGGCGTCGCTTCCGTCCGTGATGGTTGCCACGTTGCTTGTCATGCGTATTGGGTATGTGCCGCACGCGCCCATGTAGTTATGGGGGAGCTTGTCTCCGTCTCGTATGGTCGTTTCCTTGGCGAGTACAGGCCATTTGGCAGCTATCAAAAGGCTTGATACCTGCTGAATCGCCGTATTGATGAACTCAAGGCAAGCATCGGTAGAGTATTCGTCAGATATGTCATGGGTGGCAGATTTAAGCCGTGCTATCGCATCTCTTACTTTCATCATACCCTCCATATGGGGAACACTCGTCTGTTGGCGTATCGTCTTACAGGAATAAGCTCTTCGGCGAGCGTCTTGTTGGCTTCTGCCATAATATCTTCCTGCGGGTTCTGATTGAGTATCATGCCCGTCAGCTTGACTATAAGGTCAAGGAATATATCGGGAAGCTCCAATACATCGTCTGCCTTGACCGCCTTGACGGAATATCTGTAGAGAAGCGCTACATCTTCCAGTACATAAAGTTTCCCATTCAGGACTTTGAACTCGTGGTGGCACGGTTTCTTCTGCGCGGGGCATGGATGGAGCGGGTATCGAAATCTGATGGTGACGATGGAAACAATAGAGAGTAAATCTTCCGGCAAATCGAAACCATCCCTGTATTCGATGCGTGGTTTCTTCTCTTCTGCCGTCTCATTTTCCTTGTCGATCTTTTCGTTGATTTCATCAAGACGATACTCCACTTCTTTCTCCAGGAAGTCACTGTTCTTTAGTGCAAAGGTTCTGTTGATATAGCGCACAGCTTCATTGAGAGACTGGATAATGTCATAATCAGAAAACTTGACCTCATTATTGTCTTTCTGCTTGAAGCGCACGGACTGAATAATGTCTTTGACGTTTATCATACTGTCTCCAAAAGCTGATTCAGCGCATCGGGCTTCCTTTGGCTTGCTGAATCCTTTGTAATAAGAGGCACGGCGTACCCATGCCACATGCATTTCTTATGGTTTACGGCAAGTGCCTGATGAACCTTGAAGAATTTCAGCATGTAGGTGGTATACCCTGCCATGTCCCCTTCTCTCTTCCTCGCCATAGCTTCTTTAAGCCATGGGTCAAACTGGTACATTTCTTCTGGAATGACACCTAGCATGTAGCCGTTCTTGCCATTCCCCATGCCCATCTCATCATATTCCTTGGCTTGGGCGATAGCCCCTGACAGGTCTACCGTATTTCTAAGGTAGCAAGTCCCATCATCTTCCAGCCGTATTTCCTGCTTGGTAATCATTTCAGCACCCCATAAATAAAAAAGGAGGGAACAACGCTAAGTCATTCCCTTCACTTTAACTAAAACATATTGCTTTTATCTCTTGATGCCGATGATGGACGCCGACGCTTTCGGCTGAGATGCCTGGAGTGTCAGTTTGGTTTCCAGCACGAATTTATCATAGGTGCCGGTCTTGTCCAATCCGCTGACTTCATGCGGCTTTTCAAAGTAACGGAGTTCCCAGTAGTCGAAATCGTAAATATCAATACGATCGGAGTTGTACATACGATGGGAGTGTGCAGTGACTACGCCGCCGTCGGTTTCGTAAGTATCTGCGACTTCCGAGCCGTAACGGGTTTTCGGCTGACGCTGCGTGGTTGCCATCGCCGAAACAAGTTTGGAGAAGCGGCGTTTATTTTCCATAGACATGTAGGCATCAGTCGGTTTACCACCGCGGTTTGCCGCCATTGCCATTACATCGTCAATGTCATCGAGGGTGTACTGTGCAGCTCCGCCAAGAGACTTGACGTTGGATTTAACAATCTTGACTTCGGTGCCTGTGTCGGTCGGCTTTACCTGCGTAGTCGCAGAGGCATCGCCGCGTACCGCATCCTGAATCTTGTCGTAAATGGTGAATGCAGTTTTCGGGTTGGTAGTATCAAGTCTTACGTAGTAAACGGCACCCGCTTTCATACCAGCAGGCATTTTCTTACCGATGAAGTAAACAAAATCGCCGGTCTTGAGGTTATGTTCTTTGGTGGTGGTGAATACGCCTGTTTCTGCAGCCGCGGTTACATCAAGGGTATCGAGATCCATGAAGTACGGAACACCGCCCATGAGAGGAGCTACTGTTTCGCTTCCCATGCGAGCATTGTCATTGGTGATAAGTGCGTATTCAATATCAAGTGCCTGCTTGGTAAACGCATCGGTCTTGGCTTCACTCATGGCATCGCCCTGCGGTACATTGTAAATCTTCTTGACTTTACGTTGTACGTCAGAAATGAGACCAGTGTTTTGGAAGAACTGAACGTAGTTTTTCAGCCCTTCGATAGAACCTACCTTGTGGTACTTGTATTCTTCGTATTCAAGGTGGGCGTTTTCACTCGGCGGCTCAAGGCGTTTGGTCATCCACATGGTATCAGTGGCGGTGACTTCCTTGCCTTCCGGCAGTCGGGAAAGAATCTGGGTAGAGGTCGGGTCGATATTATAGAGTATCGGGGAATAATCTTCCGCTTGACCTACCGATTCATAGGTTACGCTCTGGGAACTAGATGGTCCCAGTTTTCTTGTTACGTCCTGTGGCATTATTTTCCTCCTTGGTGGTAATTACAGGAACTGAATATATATAAACACAAAAGTGTGTTTACCGCTTCATGGAACTAAGCCATGCTTCTACAATCTTAGATTTATCTCTTGCAGGCGCAGATCTAAGCTGCTCTGCATAGTCGATTGGTTTGACAACGTCCTGCCCCGTGCCTTTTCTCTCCACGGATGGGGAGCGGGGCGATGGTGTCGTAGACGTGCCGTTCTTCTTTGCGTAAAACTCTTTTCTGCAATCTTCGTAGTAGCTTCTTACCACTTCGGCAGACTGCGGGTCGAGCTTGCCCTGCATGGCTTTCTGAATAGCCGGAGCTATGGTAGCCGCTTTTTCGTATGGCATTGTCTTGTAATGCTCCTGCATAAAGAACCCGATTTCATCAAAGTGTGGCTCGGCGGCTCTCTGCTCGTTAATCCAATCTGCCACGCCCTTCTTAAACTCGTTCTCCTGCTGCGCCTTCATCTGCTCAATGCGAACCTGTTCGCTATATCCGCTGATGATTTGGGAGCGGGCTACATCAAGGGCGGCTTTGTACCTAGATACTTTGGTTTGAATTTCATCGTTGTCGGAAAACTCACCCATGGACAATTCATCTTCGGTGATGCCGACATCTTTCATAGCTTTGTCGCGCGCCGCCTTGTTGACCGCATCGAGGAACTCGTTACGAAGCTCAGCTTCGCTCTTCTGCGGCGGTGGTTTCGGAGCATTCTGCTGCTTCATGGCAAGGTACTGCGGCTGATATTCAGGCGGTATCTTGCTCTCGTCCACCTGCCCCATCTGAATAGCAAGGGAAAGCTCGGCAGGCGAATAGAACTGCGTCTTCTGAACTTGCGGCTGCTGAACCTGTGGTTGTTCTGCTGGCGGTTCTTCTGCCTGTGGTTGCTCTGTCGGTTCGGCTTTCTCCGGCTCTTTTGTCTCCGCTCCGCCAGGAATAGTCTCTACGACCTTCCTGCCTGTTCTTTCGTCAATGCGAAGTCCCATTCGAGGGCTTTCTTCCGCGGGCGTTTCGTGGGTTTCTACTGGTGTAGATTCTGCCGGAGTGGATTCTACCGGCGTTTCGTTCTCTGGCATTAGTTATCCTCCAATTTGGACTCCGCAATCTTACCTGTGTTTATGATTGCAATCATGTTGTCTATGAACCTCTCCGCCGCACGCAAATCAGCGCGTATGGCGTTCGGGTCTTTTGATGTGTGAAGAAGCGCATATAATGCGGCGTGTTCCTCTGTCTTTTGGAACTCCGCAAGGAAAGAGGAAAGCGTCTCCGCGCTTTTCCCCTTCTTTATCATCTCTTGCAAACGTCTTTCCCGTTCGCGGCTAGTCATCTTATCCATTTGGTCTCCTAAGAGCCATTCCTCTAGGACTTGCAGGAAGGTTCATTTTCTTCAAAATCTCGGCTATTGCATCAGGCGGCAGATCGTTCAGCCCTGCGGATACCTTCGGGATACCGCTCTTTCTTATGTCGGCGGCGGCTTTCGCATCTACCAATGCTTTCTTCGCAGCGATTTCTGCCTGCTGCTGTGCCTGCATCATTGCAAGCTGCGACTGTTGTTTCTGCGCCTGTGCCTGCTTGAACTGTTCGCTTGTCGGATCTATCAGCGTCTTTTCTGCATTTGTCAGCCCCATTTCCTCAAGAAGCGTCTTACCTGCTACATACCAGCTGTTTTCATCAACAATTCCCTGTTGCGCGAATACTGGATATATCTGATTGATGAGTACCATCAGGTAGTTGATACGTGCCTCTTTTGTCCCTGCCCCCTGCGCTACGTTCAGCACAAGGTCGTAGTCTACGTTTACGTCCGCGCTGGAGATAGACACATTCTTGTCTCCTACTCTAATCATCTGCTCGGAATCTCCGAACTGCTGATTGAGCTGAATCAAGAAGCGGAATATAGGCTTGAAGAAGTTTTCGGCAGACAGGCGTGCCATGTTTTTCTGCCGCTTCTCTGCCTGCCCCATGATGCTCGTGATACCTGTTGCGGTCTTGTTCAAGGATTCAGAATCAAGCCCTTGATTGTACCGTGTTGAACCCGTCTGCGCTTCAATCTCGTTCTGTGCATAGTCTACAAGGCTCATTGTTGCCGAACTCATTGGCGGCGTAGAAATCGGATAAATGAGGTTTCCAGGCATCCCGTTGGTAGGAACTAAATCTTCATTGTCGAGAAGGGCTTCTACATCTACGTTCGCTTGGTCAAATGCCATTTGAGGGCTATTGCATCTTGCGATGTTGACTATCATCTGGCGAATAACTGCCGTCTTTAAGTCCTGCTGCTGCTCTACAACGTCAGCAAACCCCGCCTTTTCGTTGAAGATGACCTGCGGATCTCTTTCGGAGCAGTTTACGAAGAACGGTACTCTTTTGAAGTTGTTTACCTGTATTTTGAGTGGCACTTCACTGTCGCCTACCGTGTGAACGATGAGTTTTTCATAGATGCCGTCATCGTTATAGTCTACGTCTACATAGCACTCATAAAGCTCTACGTCCTTGGACGCATTATCCGCATCTGTAAGCTGATAGCTCTTTGTAGAAAGCCCCCTGTTATGCGTGGTGTCGTACTGTGTGTATTTGGTGTCTCCTGCGTTCTTCAACGCTTCGTCCACGTTCTCATACACCCCATCACGTTCTCTGCGCTTCAGGTAGTCCCCTTTTACGATTTTCCGGTGGGCTACAAATTTGCACTCATTGATGGACGATGCATCCGGCGTGAACCGGAACTCTGACGGCGGCACCCTTTCGATCACAGGGTAGTTGTCGGTGACGCGAATCTCGTTGTATTCGACATTGTAATAACCGCCGTCCACCTTCTTGATTTTGGTGACTTCTATGTCGCCTGCGGCAGCGGCATTGGAAAGCTGATTCATGATTTCATAGTCCATCGGGCTAATCATAACCTGCATTGGTACATGCTCTTCTTCGTGCTTCCACCAAACCTTGGCAACGCCGTAGTTGAGTTTAAGAGAATCTGTCCAAACGTCATTGCAGAAGGTGGTGTAGTCGTTCTTCGTGTCGAGCTGATACTGAATCAGCATCTCCGTTTTCTTCGCCGCATCGGTCTTGTCCATGTTGCGAGCCTGCACGCTGACTGGTTTGTCTGAACCCGTAAAAACCTCCATGACCTGCGGAATAATCCAGTCGATGGAGGTTTTCACGTCTCTTGACACCCAGTCAGACATTTCAGAAAGCCGTGCAAACTTCTTTCTGTAGTGACCTTTGGTGGCATTATAAATTTCTTCTCTTTCAAGAATTTTCGGCTCAATCGAGGACTTGTAGTAGTCGTTGGCAGCTTGCTTGCCATCAGTGACCGCCCTCATGATTTTGTCGATTTCTTTCTTCTTTAGCGTCTTTAAGCTGACTTCCTCGCCCTTCGGGGCAAGTGCCATGACTGCATTAGCTTCCATTACATCTTCCCCCATTTACGGATACGGCCTTTTTTCCGTGCATCTTGCCATGCTTTTTGCCATGGGTTCTTCGTCTGTGCGTATATCTTCGCACAAACATAAGCAAGGCAGTCGATGATATGCGAGTATTCGTTCTTGTCAGGTTCATCAAGAAGTCTCTCTCCTACTTTCTTTCTGTGGTAGCCGCCTGTCAAAGCTCTTATAATCCATGTGCATGACGGGTCGATCAAAAGCATCGGCTTCCCATCGCTCGTCATATTGGTTAAGAACCACCGCACGGCTTCCGCACGCTCTGTCTGCGACAATGCACCCGGCTGAACATACCATCCAAAATCATCTCTAAGTATCTGATTGGCGGTCTTTTCATCTGCCTGTGAACGCTGATTGCCCGCCGGGTCGCCTACACAATTCAGCGAGAACCCATAGTAGTATGCCGCCAAATCTGCTTTCAGGGCTTTGGCATGGTTTCTCATGCCGACATCCCATGACTGGCACTCTCTAAGGACAAGAATCTGCCCTTTTGCCGTCGTCTGACAGATGATGGTAGCAGGGGTAAGCCCGTAGTCGAAGCCCAGCTCCAAAGGTCTCCGCTTGTCTGGTCTTAACGGACTTCCTGCTACATGGTAGTCGTACCTGAACTCTGGATAATAGGGCTTTTCGAGCGATACGTCCCAGTTGATTTCATACTCTCGCTCCCACCCTGCGGCAGTAGAGCCTTCTTTCTGCTCTTTTATCCACTCGGGGTCTCGCTTGTCAGGGTCTGCGGTGTAGTGAACCCTCGCAATGTAAGCCCCGTTTCTTCGATACTCTGTAAGCCCCTTAATCTCTTCGTGCTTCTCTATCGCCTGTTCATCTTCAATCCCGTTGATGTTCTCATTGACGATCTTTGAGAAGAAGCCGGGGTTCGCTGAACTGTCTATAAGAATACGTCCGCCGCCCTGAATGACTGGTCTAAGTGCCATCCATGTTTCCTCGGCGTTGTCCCAGAAAGCCATTTCCGTGCAGTATACGCGCGATGCGGTGTATTGTCGGAGCTGGTCAGCACCTTCAGCTACGGCAAAGATGGTTGTTCCGTTGCTGAACCGAAGAAAGCTATAGCCTTTCTCGGAACTTATCTTCTTCTCTAGCTTAGGGAAGCGGTGGCGGTTATGCGGCAGGTTGTTATACATAAACATGAATCGGCTTTCGCCCATCAAATAGGCTGAATCGTCGAATTTCTTTGACTGTATGAATATGGTTTGGTTTTCCCTGTACATCGCTTCCCATAAGCATATGGCAAGGCAGCACCAAGTCATCATCATACGTCTTGATTTTGGTATGCAAAGAATCTTCTCGCTCTCTGCCAGATAGCAGATGCGTTTCAAGTATTCTTTATCAGGAAAGTTCTTTACCTTCCCTTCGTCAGCTTCATCCATCGTAAGACAAGCTCCATGAATAAACGACCATGGGTCGCTCTTCCATGCCTTCGTCTCCATCAATGTGAGAAGCTCTTCCTTCTCTGCCCTGCTCAGCATATCGCTTCACCTTATCATCGTATAAACCAGTAGGAAGCTAACAGTTACCCCATATACAATAAAAGCCTCCGTCATTCTCTCGTTCTCTTGTCGCTCGCAATTTCAAGTGCCGTGTCGCTCGCAATTACAAGCGCGGTGTACAGGTGTTTCGCCTCTTTCACGTTACCGCTAAACTCGTCATGGTCGGCTTCTATTTCTATTTGCGGTTTAATCTCTACCGTGTAGCCCTGCGCTTCGTATTCAGAAACGGCGTCATAAAGTTGGCTACAGTAATCGTCATGTTCGTATGTTTCGATAAATTTAATACCTGCGGTCATATCTTTCCCCACCTTCTTATTTACTCATTCTCTGCCATAAATCGGCGTACTGTTGCTCTTGTGATTCATGCAACGCTTGTGCATAAGCATCTGCTGAATCGGCATCCTTGAATTTCCCCAGATATTGCCCGGTCTTGCGATAGTAGTTGATAATGTCGGGAGCCCACCATAAAGCCCTTCCGTCTTGTGTGATTGTTGGAAGCAGGTATTCTAAACCGTCTGGCATAGTAAATGAGGCAGATCTGACTGTTGCGTACTCTCCGTTAGGCATCTTCACCACCGGTCTACTATCTAGGTCTATGTTTCCGGGCGAAACCATTCCGTTCCAATCACCATCTATTACATACTTCGCCATGATTTCCACCGCCCGAAACTATTCTTTTTCCCTATCCGCAGCGATAAGTGCTTGTGCTATGCGCTCGACTGCGGATTCTCTTAACACGTTTTTCAGACTGCCCGGTTTTCCCATATTGAACGCATACAAGAGCACATGGGTAAGCTCATGCACCACGCACGCTTCTATATCTCTTCCTTCTTCACCGGCTTCCGGCGCAAGTATCAGTATGTCCGCTCTACTGATTTGCGGAGCCACACGGCACTCTCCCTCCCATGACGGCTCTGATAATTCATGCTGCTTTGCGAACCGAATAGATATATCCCAGTCCTTTATCCGCAGTATTTCTACCCATTTCTGTAATAATCTGTCGAGATCTTCTGACATATTCGCCCCTCTTTTTTTATTTTTTATTATTTTTCGGGAAATTGCGTTTTGTTGAATCTAATGAATCATGCGCTTCTATGGCTTCGGAATAGGGACTCCTTTTGATTCTTTAGAGTTCCCGATTGGGGTATACATCTAATAGATTCCTTTGTATGGGGACCCCACTCGCCCCCTCCCCATGCCATAGCCATGGGACTCCTCCCACCCCTACAGACGCCCCATGCCCCACGCACGCCCACGCCCATAGCCACCCATGACGGACGCCATGCCTGCCTACCCATGACCATGACTAACTCATATGTCTATCCGCACCGCCGGAGATAGCCTGAACCATGCCCATTCTGAATGACTATGCATGAAGTGGGATAGATCGCCGTGCTTGTATGATACTTTTATACACAAACCTGCATAAACCTATCATCTCAGCTACTCCGGCGGAACATATCAGCTTTATCCATTAGCTCCGCTATGCGCTTATCTATATCTTCGTCAGATACTGCCTTAACACTAGTATTTACCGTGTTTACCTCAGATTTATCAGCGTATCCGTGATTATTCTTCAGGTCGAAGATGATACCCGCTACATTACCTTTACCACTAATCATGCGCCGCTCCAAGTCCGATTCTATCGCGAGATTCGCGCGTTTTAGTAAATCGGCAATAGTAAGAGAGTGCAGTTCTCCGTCAATTTCGCTACGCTCTAGCACTGTATCTTGTCTGCTGACTTCATGCATGTACTTATTCATCGTGTCTTTACTTATATTGAGATACAAGCATAGGCCGCTTCTTGTCATGACTTCATCCGCTTCCTGCTTATCTGCTATCCATGTGTCTATCTTCTGCTTCAGCTCTTGAACGTTGTTCAGCTTCCGCCGACCACCAGCATGATTCAAGTCATGTTTATCTACCTTCGCTCCGTCATCCATGATTACTAGTCTAGTCAGCGCTAGCCGTATCTTCGGACGCTTGCGCCGCCAGACGCTGAGCAGTGATTTAGTTATCCCCATCTGCTCCGCTATCTTGCTATCTGATAGCCCGTCTTTAACCCATTTCCTTATCTGCTCTAGCTTATCCTCTGCTTCCCAGTCTAAGTATTTCGCTCGCGGCATCTGCTCTCACCTCTCCTTCCGTCTCTTCCGTCTCTTCCGTCTCTTCCGT